ATGATGCCGTCAGGCAGAAACACTTGCAGGCGGCCTGCGGTCAGCACCATGAGATATGTTTGATCGACACTGAACGCGAACGGGATCAGCTGCGCTGCGGTGGTGCCGGTGGGCAGCATGGCGCAATGGCGCATGCCGGGCCTGCGGCGCACACCACCCAGCGGGCGCACCAACACATTGCGCAGCATGGCAGCGCCCGAGAAGTAGCGAGCAACCTCGATGCGTGAGGCCATCGCCGGGTCAATTTCTCCGGCGGTGAAGCTCGTTTGCGCCAGGCGCGGGCCGCTCATGCGCCACCACCCAGCCTGGCTTCGACGAGCGGGAAGGACATGATGGCTCGCAATGGCTGTTGCTGCGCGTCCAGATTGCGCGCCTCGCGCATCTTGCCGCCCTGGCCTGCCTCCTGCGGCGTGCCGAAGGCGACGCCGCGCCAATACTGCGCTGCGGCCGTGCTGTTCTGCACCGGCACCGCCAAGTCGGCTGCCAGGGCATAACGCGCCACTAGACGCACGGGCGCGGGCCAGTGGCCGATATCGACTTGCACCTGGTATTCGGCCCAGAGGGCGGCGTCATCGGCATGCACTTGGTCGGCGATGCGCGTGAAGCGGTGGATTGGCGGCAGGCCCGGCTCAGGCCCGGCGAAGATGGCACGCAGCGTCAATGCTTCGGGCGGCATCTGGAAGGCGTAGGTATGCGCCAGCACGGGCGGCAGGGCAAGGCGCGACAGGGCGGCGTGGCGCAGTGACCACCGCCAGGGATAAGCGGTCAGCACGCCATGCAGGGTGGTGGATGCCAGCGTGGTGCAGGTTTCGGCCAGCGCGCTGCCATCTTCCAGCGATGGCAGGCGATCGGCGCCGAGTATGGCCAGCGCCTCATTGCAGATGGACAGGACGCTGGCGCTCATGCCGCGCGCCCTTGATAGGCGGCGCGAAAGCTGGCCAGCAGTGCCGCCACGCCGCGCGGCTGCGCCGGGGTGTTGTCCACCACCAGACGCGCCGCCGGGCGCAGGAACAGCTCGCGCTCCGCCTCGCGCCGGGCTACCAGCCCGGGCAACCTGCGGCCGCCGCCCATCACCCACCGCCCAAATTGATCAGCCGCGCCGGCTGCGTCACCGCGGTTGAGCAAGGCCAGCAGGGTCGAACTGCGCAGCCGGCCAGGGCCGAGATTGAACACGAACGACACCAACGCGCCGAACTGGTTGTCGGTGACCTGCACGCGCAGCATGGCGGCCGTGGCATTGCTGAAGCGCGCCATGTCGCGTGCAACCAGGGCCTCGCCTTCTTCGGGCGTGACGGGCGGCGTGTCGCGCGTCACCGGCCGGCCGTCCAGCGCCATGGTGCTGCCCCAGCCGATGGTCCAGATGGCGGCGGGGCACAGATAGGGATAGGCGAGATGACGCAAGCTGGGCGCATGCGCCCAGCCCTCGAAGCGCTTGATCAGCTCCTGCGCGGCGGGTGTGACCTCACGCGGCATTGGCGCTCCGGCCGCGCATGGAACGGTCCAGAAACCAGAAGCCCAGCACGCTGCCCAGCAGCGCCATGTCGGCTTCGCCCCAGACGGGCGCCAGGCCGCTGATCTTGGCCCAGGCGTAGAGCGTCACCAGGCCATAGGTCACCAGCGGGCGGACGGTGGACGACAGGGCGGCGGTCCAGCGGCCGCCGGCGGCGGCCTCGGCGGCCTGCGCCTGCACGCCGGCGGTCAGTGCCTGCATATCGACCTGCGCCAGCATGGTTTCGGCGGCCAGGCCGGTCTCCCGCAAGCGCAGCTCGCCGGCCTGGGCGGCCAGCTTGCCGTGCAACTCACTCATGACAAGCTCGTGCTCGCGGTCGCGCTGCCGGTCACGCATCTGCATCCAGCCTTGCGCCAGGCGGGCGGCGCCGCCCAGCAAGGTGCCGATGATGGCGCTGGCGCCGCCGCTGAGAATGGCATCAAGCATGTGCTACTCCTTCCACGCGCGCAGCGCGAAGCCGGTGGCCAGCAGGCCCAGCACGCCCACGGTCACTGTCGTGGCGACCGTCTTGAGGACGGAGCGCTTGACATCGCGCCACATGGCCAGTGCATCGCGCATTTCGGCCAGGTCCTTGCCGGCGCCCTCGTCTTGCAGGCCAACGCTGGCCAGCGCGCGGCGCGCGCCGGCCTCGGCGGCTTGGTCGATCATGGCCTGCACCAGCGGATCTTGCAGCTGCGCGTTGGTCATGGCGCGGCCGCCTGCGCATCGGCCAGCAGCACATCATCGCCGTAGGCAGGGTGATCCGGCACGGTCAGCCACTGCGCGGCGGTGTCGGGGTCGGTCAGCGCCGATCCGTCCGGCGCCAGGCGCAGGGCTATGGCAGCGTCACCCCACAACAGCGCGGCTTTCTTCTCGCTCGTGTGCGGCCCCTCCGTCCGGAGATACCCGCGAATGCGCACGCCGTCGTCAGACAACAGCACCGTTCGGATCATCGCACGTCAGCCCCCAAAATGCGCGCCAGCCAGTTGATCGTGGCGCCGGCCGCTCCCGTGACGGTGACGGCCACGCCGCCGTTGGTGGTGTCCACCGAAACAACGACTGACCACCCGGCCACAGTCCCGACCGACAGCGTCTCGGCGGTGCCCGCGGTCGCCACCGTTGACGCCGCACCAACGCCCCGCGCGAAGAGCACGGTCTGCGATACCGCCAGCACCCCTGCGCCGGTGCTCTGGCGCCCCTCAACCATGATGCGCGCGAGAAGCGCGCTGTTGTCCGCCAGGTTGACGATATTGGTGGTTCCAGGCGTTCCGGCGTCGGCGGTCAGCCGCGTCGGGGTCGCATCCGTGGTCTGTCGGCGCAGCAGGCCCTCGACCGCTTGCGCGTCACCGCGCGCGGAGAACATGCCGGACGCCCACACGCCAACGCCGTAGCGACCGCGCGCAGAAGCAAAGCCGCCTCCTGGTCCCCAGCTATAAATCCCGTCCAGCAGATTATCCTGGCCGCCCGACGCCACAGCGGCATAGGCGGCGGCACTGTTGGACAATCCGCCGCCAATGGATGCGAAAAAGCCGCTAGCCACCTGAGACGCGCCGGAGCGAGCGGTCTGCAAATCGACGGCGTTCAAGCCGCGAGCATTGCCGCCGGTGATGAGGCCGGGCGTCGGCACATGGGCGGACAGCGCCCCATTGTCCAGCAGGTTGAGCGCCAGGGTCGGGCTTGGCCACAGCGGCATGTCAGACCACCCATTCGCTGGCGGTGTAGGGGTGGCCGGTCAGCGCGCTGAACACGGACCACAACTCGGCGGAATTGCCGCCGAGCGGCGTCTCATACATGGCGCCGGGGTTCAGCAGGATGCTGCCTGCGCCCGCGCCGGCCGCGCCACCGCGTCGCACATAGAGCGGCTGGCTGGCGTGGATGTTCTGCACCATAAGGCCCGCCCGGCGCGGGTTGGCGGCGGCCAGGCTTTGCGCCGTGCCGCCGGCCGTGATCGTGCCGGACAGGTCCAGATGGGTGCTGACGGGCTGCCCGCGCATGCGTCAGTCCGTGTTGGTCAGTGTCAGCGCGGAGGCGTTGAACACGTCCGCGGTCGGTGTGATCTGCCGCACGATGAAGAAGCCCGCCGCGATCGGGACACCGTTGCCGTCCACCTGCACGGTGTAGATCGTATCGCCCAGTTGCAGATGCGATGCGATCTCGTTGAAATAGCCGGCCGTATCGACTTCGGTGAAGGCGTCGGGCGTGCGATACATGTGCAGCATGGGCGTCAGGCCGGATCGGGCGAGACCCCAGGGCATTGCGAAGTTGGCGCGGGTGAAGGGCATGTCCGGCTCCTCAGATCAGGGCTTCGGTGCACTGGATTTCCAGCACGCCATCGGGGTCGATGACGCAGGCGCCGGCCTGCATCATCTGATCAACCAGCCAGGACCGCTCGGGCGCCATCCAGGTCACCACCGGGCCTTCGGTCAGGTTGCTGGCCAGGCCCACCGCCTGCCGGTCGAACGCGAAGCAGGTGCGCGTGGTGCCGCTCAGCGGCAGGCCGCCTTCGCGGCCCGCGCGATCTTCGATCACCACGATGTTGAGGCCATAGCGCCGGCCCACCGTGCCTTCGCGTTCGGCCTGCTCGTCCACATCGGCGCGGCTGTTGGCGGTGAGGATGGCCAGGATGTCCTCCTCCTGGGCGGCCGAGATCGCCAGCGTGCGATCGCCACGCGGCACGCCACGCGCGGAGAAGAAGCGGTTGACGCGGCGCAGCTTCGCGGCATCCATGCCGGTGCCGCCATGCGCGATGGTGGCGGGGTTGATGGCCGCATCCATCGCGTCGATCAGCATCTGGTCTTCGCGCCGGCCGATGGCCATGCCGGCATTGTTGGCGACGATGGGCTTCTCGTCGAAATTGACGGTCAGCATTTCCGACTGGTCGATGTAATCGGCCGCGCGCCACGGCCGGACCGGGCAGGAAACCGGCGCCAGCGTGGCCGACATGGGCGTCGGGCGCTGGTTCGGCAGATGGATGCGCGCCTGGCCACGGCCGTAGCGGCGGAAGGACACGCTGCTGCCGGTGAAGCCGGTGCGATACCGCACGAATTTGCGCAGCAAGCCGCCATTCTGATAGGCGAGCTTGACCGATTCATCGAAGAAAATCTGCTGCGCCGCAGTCAATTGTTGGGACATCGGGCAAGGTTCCGAGACGGGGTTGGATCTGTCTCGCCGCCCGATATGCCTCTGGCCCGGGGTCCTGGCGCAAAGCGCCCGATTGGCCCTGCCGCGGGGTCGTAGCCGCTTGGCGGTACGCCCGCCCTGCGTGGTCGGAAGCCGCGCGCCTGGCCGCCAGAGGGTCTCG